TTACGTCTGTTGGCTCTAATGGCACAGTATGTGTTACTCAGTCAGACTCAACTACTTCATTCGTCTGTTGAGATAGGTTCTATATCTGAACTTAGAGGTAATGCACAAGTTTTAAGAGATAAAGCTTATGGTGCTGAACTAGAGTTCAACATACAACAAATGGATGATGTTCGTACAGAAGCGGGCAGAGTTGCCATAACCTTTGAAGATGACTCTACTGTAAAACTTACAGAGCATTCTAAGTTAGTTATAGACGAATACATTTATGACCCTGACCCATCAAAATCAAAGATGGCGTTAAAATTTGCAAGTGGTACAGCACGTTTTATTACAGGCAAATTTAATAATAAAAGTAATATACTTATACAAACACCTACAGCAGATATAGCTATACGTGGAACTGATTTTACTTGTACTGTAGATGAGTTAGGCAGAAGTCTTGTAATTTTATTACCAGATGAAAATGGGTTATCAAGTGGAGAAATTATAGTATCAACAGGTGTAGGTAGTGTAACTTTAAATAAACCCTATCAAGCAACAACTGTATCTGTATATGAAAACAGTCCTACAAAACCAATAACTTTAGATATTTCTTTAGAGTTTATAGATAACTTGCTTATAGTTAATCCACCAGAAGAAATAAAACAACAAGAAGAAATACAAACACAATCTACAGCAGATTACTTAGAGTTTGATGATTTAGATATAGATTATTTAGCAGAGGATTTTTTAGAAGCAGAAGAAGACTTAGAGTTTACAGAATTAGATGTAGATTTACTTGCTACTAATTTTTTAGAAGATTTACTTAATGTTATTGATGCACTAGCCATAGATAAAGAAGATGACTCTTTAAAACAAGGTGGTGTTGGAATAAGGATAGCTGGTACTAAAATTGGACAAGATAAAGATACACAAATAACAACTATTGTGTCAGGACAAAATATAAGTTTTACTCGTTCTGTAAGTCAAAGTACAAAATTAGACATAGATGGTGCAGGAGCTTATACAATAATATTAATACAGGATGGTGTTACTAATACTGTAAAAGTTAACGGAGGCTCATCTACTACTATAAATATTAAACAAGGTTCAGGATGAAAAATATATACACACTTCTGAGTTTAATATTCATATTAGGAAGCATATTAATTTTAGAGCCAAATATTTATCAAACACTCAAACTTAAAACTTTTGATGCTTTAGTGTCAGAACAAGAACCTTCAGAGTATTTTACTATTTTAAATATAACTGAAGAAGATATAGCTAATGAAGGTGGTTATCCTTTATCTAGACAAACATTGGCACAGATACAAATAAACCTTTTAAGAAAAGGAGCTATAGGAGTTGGATGGGTTATAGCTTTTCCACAACCTGATAGATTTGGTGGAGACTTTGACTTTGCAGAAGCTTTAGCATTTTCTCCAAGTGTGTTGGCTATGTTTGAGGGCAAAGGTGAATATCCTCCTACAACAGGCACAGTTATATTAGGAGATAATATTGGTGGCATAAAAGCTACAGGAGTTATACAAAATATAGAAATCCTGAAACAAAATGCTAACCAGGGCATAGCTGTAGCTAGAACTGATGTAGATAATTTAGTAAGAAGATTACCTTTATTAATGCGAACTAATGACGGATGGGTTTCTTCTTATGGCACAGAGGTATTAAAACTATTAGCAGGTGCTGATACTTACGTTATAAAAACTAATGCTAATGGTTTAGAAGAAGTAAGAGTAAAAGGTTTACCTCCAGTTAAAACAGATAGTTTAGGTCGTAAGTGGATAAGTTGGGTAAATACACCACAAACTACTCTTGCAGAAATGGATGTAGAAAATAAGTTTGTATTTGTAGGTTTTACTGCAAAAGGCATAATGCCACAAGTTGCTACACCTGTAGGATTGTTAGAGCCACATAAGATACAAGCTGCACTTGCTGAGTCTATATTAATACAAGACAGTCCTTATATACCTGATTATTCTCTAGCAGTTGAATTAATATTATTAATAACACTTATAATTCTATCTTGGTATGCAATAAATATTTTTGGAATTACAGTAGGAATTTCTACGACTAGTATATTATTTTTATCAACAGGGTTTTTAGGATTTTATTTTATACAAAATGGAATTTTAATTGATGTAACCTGGTCACTTTTATCACAGTTTACAACAGCATCTACAGCTTTTTATTTAAGATTTAGAGAACAATACAAGCTAAGACAACAAATAAAACAACAGTTTGGTAAATACTTAGACCCTAGAATGGTTAAGAAATTACAAGATAATCCTGAGCTGTGTCAGGTTAATGGTAAAAGAGTTGATTGTTCTATTATATTTACAGACCTTAGAGGATTTACAAGTTTATCAGAATCAGTAGAGCCAGAAGTAGTTACATATATAATGAACGAAGTATTAGATGCACAAGTTAAAGCTGCTAATAAATACTTTGGATGCACAGATAAATTTATTGGTGATGCAGGTATGTTTCATTGGAACACTATAATTCCACAAGAAAATCATCACAACTTGGCATTGCAAGCTGCTAAAGAAATAGAAAAAAACATAGACCAGTTAAATATAAAATTTAAACAAGAAGATATACCTGAAGTTGCTATTGGCATAGGTGTTAATAGTGGTATTTGCATTGCTGGAAATTTTGGAGCTACTGATAGATTTGCATTTAGTCTTATAGGCGACCCATGTAATGTTGCAGCTAGATTAGAGTCAAGTACGAAGGTAGCAGGCGTAGGTGTTTTGATAGGCGAAGAAACTGCAAAACATAGTAAATTTCCGTTAAAATCTCTAAAACCTATTGAGGTAAAAGGCAAGTCCAAACCATTACAGGTATATACATGGATATAAAATTAAAAGTTTTTTTTACATGGTTTATAGATTTATTTAGAACTAGATACAAAATTACAGTATCTTTTAATAAAGAGTATGGAGATTCTGATGATAAAGTTTATATATCAAAAAAAATTATTACTAAAAAAGAAAAACATTTAAAGTTTAAAGATGAAGATAATAATTTAATAGAGTATAGAAGTGCTTCAGGTCTTAATTATATTATTGAGGATATGTAATGAATCAAGCTTTAGCAGGAATAATTATAGTACTAGGATTTTTAATTTATTATTTATATAGTCAAAATCAAATATTAACAGCTAATAATATGGCACTTGAAGGTGCGATAGCTACACAAGAAGAAGCTATACAAAGTTTACAGGCAGACTTTGAATTACAAACAACTCAATTAAATGAATTAAATCTTAAAAGTCAGGCTGCCCAAAGAGAGTTAAATAGATATACACAGTTTATACAAAACTATGAGTTAGCAGCTAAAATAATAGCAAACCCTGTAGAAATGCAAAGGAAGATAAATAATGGAACTAAACACATTATGGAAGATATCGAAAAGATTAGTGCTACAGTTGATAGTCTTGATGACAATTTGCAGTTGCAGCCTGCTTCCAACTAAACAAATAGAAATATCAGCTAAACCATTAGAGCGACAAATAGCTCATCCTGTAATGCCTAGAGAAATAGATTTGCGTGAGCCTATGTGG